GTTACCCGCCATGCGAGCCTCCTAAAAGGTTAAGTGCTTAATTGTTTTTTTGCCATAGCGAACGCTTCCCTAATAGTTCCTGCTTTACCTTCTGGTGCTGGTTTCGTTCCCGCTTGGGTTGACGATCCTGTAGACACTATGGAAGCATCACGCTTTTTAGAAGTAATATCTTTTTCTTGCTGAAGTTTGTCCGCTGTCGATTTAACATCGTTAAATCTCCAATGGGCATAAGCCGCATCAAGATTAGAAATATTGTTTTTTAAAGCATGATTTAAAAACTCACGACGATCAAAATCTCCGTGTTGTTCTTGCAGTTGTACTACTTGGCGTTCTATGACTTGTTGACGTTGCGATGCCTCTTGCGCCTCAATCTTTTTTTCAAGAACTGCAATCTTTTGTTCTGTTGGGTCTAACTCTTCCCAATCTGTGGAGTCTGCAACATTAGCAGGTGCTCCAACGTTAAAAGATTTTGCAAGTATTTGAAGTGTCTCCTCTGGATTATTTTCCAGAGCAGCCACAATTGATTCTGCTTGCTGCAAACGATCACGTTCAGCAGATATCTCTTGTGTCTTACGGGTATAGTCCGCTTGACGTTGATATCCATTACGAAGTTCTTCGAGACTGACCTCTTGTTCTTCACCGTCTACTTTAATGACGTAAAGATCGCCTGGTTCCTCTACTACTTCAGTGTCAGTAGTTTCAAGAGTGTCCACAAACTCTGTGGATTCTATTTCTACTTCAGTTTCATCGGGCACTAGCCCCTCCTAGAAGTCTTAAATAAGTTGCTTCTATTAGGATACATAACTGTCCCACTATAATGACGATAGGTCCATGCCCATTTGACCTTGTAGCTGAGCTAAAAGCTCGGGAGGTACTCCTCCCGTAGGTGCAAAAGCACCACCTGCAGGAGGTGGCATTGGCATAGCGCCCATTTCTGGAGGCAAAGGTGCTTGTTCTGGAGGCATTTCTTCTCCAGGAGGACCTTCTTGTCCAGGTGGGCCTTGTTGTGGTGGACCTTGCTGCATCATGAATCTTTCAGGGTCTTTAATCCCAAATCCAGATTCTAATACGTGTGCAGCCAGCGCTTGTGGGTCGATAACGGTCCCCACAAGCGGGGCGACTGCATTGAGCAGGCTGACCGCTTGTTGGCGACGAATAGTTTCGTTCATAGGCTGAGTAGATCCAGCCTGAACAGTGAAATCGTATTCGCCTGTAATGTCTTCTCGAGCGTATTCGACAAACAAATCTTCGCCTCGACCAGATACTCGAGCCATTTGCTGACCAGTCATAAACTGTTGCATTAGCTGAATAACTTTACGGGCACAATCAGATATTGTTATTTCAACAATAGCTAGCTTATCTGCAGAACGAGCGTTCTGAGCATCAGCAACAATAGAAGCTTCAGTAGCTGTACGCCTAATCTCAGGCATAGCGCCACGAGCATACTCACTGATACCACTAACTGTATTTATGTCATTCTCAATAATCGTAGAATAATTGTAGATTTCAGGGCTAATAGGTGATTGTGGCATAGGAACCACAACTTCAGACAAAGGCTTATTTTCGTCAACGACAGGAACTAGACGCCCATCTTCATCAGATTCTAGAGCTTCACGACCTTCAGGCCCAAAAGATCTTTCATGGTAAAGGTACTTACGAGCGTAACGTTTCCTGTCGTTCATTAACTGTGAACGTGTCTTATCTAACTCTAATTGCAGAGACTCAATAGACTCGAGGTCACCAATAGGGTAAAACCTGTCTGGAACATCGTAGTTTCTGAGCATTACAAAAGGCTGACCATATGCGTAAGGCATATTGATAGGGTCAATCAAGAACTCTGACGCGTTTTCAGCGTAAACCGCTAAAGTATTGTTTGTAATATCGTAGTACTCCCAGATAACTACTTGATCTGCAACGAATTCGTTACGCATGTAGTCTCTGTCAGTCAAGTCACCTCTGTATCCGTTATCCGCAGATAAACGTTTACGTGCAGCAGGCTTAAATCTTTTATCGTTTTGTGCTTCTTCTAATGGAAGCACAATTCTTTGCGCTATCCATTTAGCGTCTTCCATATGGGTAGCTGCAGGATCAACAAATATGTCGAAAGGAGAAATCCTTTCTAAAAACGGTTGATCTTCAACAATTCTGCTCAAAGAAGAAGGAATGTTAGCCATAATCTCTTCATCAGTTAGCAAATCTCCAGCTAACTCAGGAGAATCCATAGCAGCAAGATCGCTTTCAGCGATCGCTTCTTCTATAAGAACATCACGTTCATTCTCAGAAATTGATTGTTCTTGTTCAATAAACTTCCAACCGACTTTAACCCAGCCGTGACCAAAGATTAAAAAATCTTTGACAGCGGCTCTAAAAGGAGTTCTGAAATTGTGGTGTCTCCACAGATAGTTAACTACCGCTTCAACAAAAGCCGCTCGATCCACATTTTCTTGACTAGTAGCTTGCACTACTATCTTTGGATAGTTCACGGCAACAGACGGAGCGATAACGTTTATCGTTGAGAATGCTAAGTTGACAGCTATCATGTCTCTGTTTAAAGCAGTGCTAGAAGGCCAGTGCTTACCACGGTAAAGATCTACAAGTCTTCGCCAAGTAACTTCTAAGTTCTCTTCATCTCGCCAACGACGACATCTATCTATGCTTATTGAATAATCTTCAAGTAATTCTTGGCGAGTTTTGCGAGCCATTTTACCATGTCGCTTTCGCTGGGAGAGGTTCTATGTTTCTGCCAGAAGCTTTAGCTTCAGCAAAGTTTTTAGAATCTCGTTCTTTGTTTGTTAAACCTCGTTGTTCAACAGGCAAAATTGAACGAAGTCCCTGCCCATTATGCACAGACACAGACTTTAAACGTACATGACGTTCATATAACTCTTTAAGCTCCAATAGAGGTACTGCCTCACGCCTTTCTAAGACGTAGGCAGTGAAATCCTCAAATGTTGCCCCATCAGGCAGAACTGCCATTACTTGGCGTTCGACCCACCTAGTTTTGGCTGAGGCTCAGCAGGCTCAACCTGACCATTGATGCCTTTTTGATTCGCAGGAGTCATACGAGCAGTAATTTGCCCGTACCCACCAGTTTGATTAGCGTATTTAGGTGATTCAAAACGTTGTTCAGGTGAGCTATTGCCACCTGGTTCCCAAATTGGGTTAGCAGAGACACTGCCACCACGTTCCATTTTACCATTTTGGCCTTTAGCGCCGTCAACGGTTACTGTACCGTTAGTGTGACTTACCCATTTTGCCATTGTTTAGCCTTCCTTAAAAAGGTGTTCTACTTAGAAACTAGTTTGTCCCACGAATAGAGTTTTGTCCTATTATATGCTCATTATTTACACTAGGGACGTTAGTTATCATCCTAGCGAACCAATCAACAGTCCAATAGTCATTAACTTCTGTTTTATATTCAGGTTCATGAGCATATTTTCTCATTTGGTTAGCCAAAGCTAACGACATTACCCGATCATCATAGGGAGAACCAGACATTCCGCCACGTTCGTTACGTACAAAAGTACGTAACTCCGCAATTGTATGTCTATCTCGGATACAAATTTCGTTATTTCTTAATGCAGAACTTAAATCATCTATCATCAAAGGTTTCGAAGTACGAGTTGTTTTCCAACCGTATTCTTGTCCCACCCTGTTGTTAACATTATTGAGTTGACGTTTCCTAAACATGTTTGGGTAACCCAAATGACGTAACTCTGTGATCGTAGTCAACCCGTGGTTATTTGATTCAACACAACACAGAGCATTGTTGTACCAAGTACCTACAGCCATAACTTCTTCAGCTAAAAGATCGGGCGCTATATGGCCGTGCCATATTGCTGCTTGATCACCTGTACCAACGTTTAAAACTTGGATAACGCTGTAATCTCCGTGACCCAAACCCTCTGCTGTATCCACACCTATCACATAACCTGAGCGTTCATTTGGTCTTTCCCAACACTCAAAGCTCATACTTTAAACTCTACAGTCTTTCCACGTCTATCTAGATAACCTGACTCCCCAAAGCAAACATATTTTTCCATCTCAGCTAGAATATCTAAGTCAAACACAGGGTTACCTGATTTGACGAAAGCTTCTTCAGGAGTAGTTGGATATTCTTGAGCCAACTGCCAAGGAAGCATTGATTGAACTTTTTCTTGATACCAGGCGTCGCCTCTATCTTCAGTTGCAGACCAAGGAAAAAACATTGGTTCAAACTTGTTTGAACGAGTAGTCGCCCCAACCCACAACTGATGATAAAAGTTTCCAGAACCATTAGCAGTACTTAAGCCAATGATTCTTCCTCCCACATCGACAACAGGTTCTATCGATGCCCAGGCTTCCTCCGCGTTTGGGAGGAAAGCCCATTCGTCAACCACGCAGAGTGTGGCCGATTCGCCACGGGCAGGGTCTGACGCGCTAGGCATCGACGTAATTTGTGAATTATTGTCGAATGCCATTCTTTGTTGGTGTTCGACCAATGATTTTGGTCCACGTTCTACCATCCATTTCGGTAAGTGTTGATAGCCGTACTTACTTTTTCGAAGTAAGAGTACGGCTTCCCTCTCCGTACGAGAAAGATCTATTATGTTTTGGTCAGGACGAAAATACGCCAACCAAAATTGATGAGCAGCAACTAATGTCGTCCACCCAATCTGACGAGCTTTTAAAGTTAATGAGTATCGATGGTTTGTCCAATTTGTGAGAGCTTGTTTCTGAGCGTTACGTAAAGAAAAAAGAATCCGACCATGGGCAGGGTGAGCAATACTCCAATAATGCTCCAAAAAATATTTTTCATCTTTGGCACAGCGTCTCCACTCTGCTTCTTGTTTTAATTCAGCTATCCTAGAAACCATGATTACCAATCATTACTGGTATGTCCCAGAGGCTTTAACCCCACAGCAATGCGATGAGATTTGTTCTTTGGGAGATTCTTTTGAGCAAACACCAGGTATCCACATGCCAGGTTCTTCGCCCGAAGAACAAGGAAATTATAGAAACTCTGACGTAGCTTGGTTATCGAACCAATTCTATACAGATTTACTTTCTGGTTGGATACAACAAGCCAACAAAGAAGCAAACTGGTGGTTTGACTTACAAACACCAGAAAAGATTCAGTATACCACTTATAAACTAGACGGGCACTACGACTGGCATATCGACGGACTAGCCGATAATCACGCTGCACGACAATTAATAAGTAAGACATCTGATCCCTGCCCTTTAGATCAAACTATAGACCCCAACCTTCAAGGACTTGTAAGAAAACTTTCTTTAACACTAAATTTGAGTGAACCAAAAGAACATCAAGGTGGAGTCCTGGAGATCGTACACAACAACACGTTGCATCAATTTCCTGACCCCCCAAAAGGCTCTCTTGTAGTATTCCCCAGTTGGTTTCGACACCGAATAACCCCAATAACACAAGGGATTAGAAAAAGTGCCGTGATGTGGTATAACGGCCTCCCCCTACGTTAACAACGCATATCCCTACGTAGCTCTTCCCACTTAGACCACTGTTCTTCTGACCAACCCCAGTTAATCGTATTGAATAGTTGCGAACACTGAGGGCTGTACCCCCAATTCTCAATAACAACAGTCTCTTTAACCTGATTATTGTCATCGCCACCAAAAGGCCACCACATAATCAGCGGCATAGCTGCAGCGCCAATAGCTGCTGCAATAGCAGCAAAAGATTTTATTAGACGCTTAACAGCGTCTTCCCAAACAACAGACTTATCAGCTAGATCCTCCAACGACATAAACTACCCCCACTACTTAACGCCCACCTTCATTACGGCGGCCACGATTAACACTTGAATCTTCCATCTTCATCGACCCATCAGGTTGATGAGACGCATCTTTACCAGTCACAGCTATACCCATAGCCTTAGCTTTTGCCCTGTACTTATTAGCTTCTCCCCTTTTTTTAACTTGACAAGGTTTACGATTGATCTCTTCATCTCTACGCACTTTAGCTGCAGCTTTATCAGGATTTTCTCGGTAGTACTTAGCAGTACGTCCCAAAGCCGCCCAAGGTTTCTTAGGAGGAGCCATTATTGACAACTTTCACAAACATCAGGATTCTCCAACCCACACTCCAACGGAGCATCATCATTAAACGGGTCATAACGTTCACCCATCATCTCTGTTGGCACTTCATCAAACTCTTCTTTTGTATCCATTACCAACTAAACCTCTGGTTCATGATCTCAACAGCAAAATCGCGAGGATCTTGGCTAAGAATATCTCTAAACGCATCCTTATGATGATGAATATCGTTCAACTCGTGGTGAAGCTGTTCGCCATCACGATCCAAATCGTCCCACTGTTGCTCAAGCTCTTCAACACGGTGAGTAAGTTCCACGTAAGCCCACGTCTCTATAGACTCTAACCTAGTCTCAAGACTTTTAAAATCGATACCTTCCAATGCCCGCTCAATCGAATCAAGACGATTAAGAACGACAGTAGGCTCTCCAATATCTTCCATATCTTGCTGAACTTGCTCAATATCAGTAGACAACGTATTAATCTTGTTCGATACAGCGGCGGCATTCCAAACAATGACGGCGCTCACCGAAGCCACAGTCATAATAAGCCCCAACGTAAGGCGACTAATACGCACCTGTTTAAAGTCTGTCTCAACATCACTCATCTACATTAGACCTCAAACCAGCCACAAGACCATCTAACTCAGCAGCCAACTCAGCATCACTCATAGACGACGAATCACGTTCATCATCCACAGTTATACGGCGCTTTGGAGTGAACCTCTCAATGTACTGCAAGTACAAAGACGCAGCCTTTACATCTCCACTAGCAGCCTGCTTGTATAAAGCGTTAACAACCGATTGTGTCCTCTCAGGATGGACATTAAGTTCAGACGCCCTACGGTCCCACTCACGGACAAACCTAGGATCAACCTTCCACCTACGAACAGAACGCTCATTAAGACTACGCTCATCACACCAAGCACGCGCAGTAGAAGGCACACGCTCGTCCGATAGCAACCAGTCTAGGAAGTCTTCCCATTCTTTGGGCATGACTTTTTGTCCTGTGTCTTGGTCGGTTAACCAACCTTTTCCTCCACCATTTTGTGGCATGAGACCTCCTACAGTGATAGGTGTTTTGTCCCAGTGTATCTTAGTCCGCTTTGGGACATTCCCCATAGTATATATGGGGGGGAGATGGAGACTCACCCTCAAGGTGAGTCTCCATCTCCCCTCCTCCACCCCTATTGTATCCAATACCCACCCTTAGGATACATACCAAGAAAAAGAAAAAAGAAAAGTTTCCCCCCGTCTCTCCCCCCGCCCCCGCCAAGGTTCAAAAACCTTAACGCACTGTCCCTTGATATCTATACATACTAAAAAAATCCCCCCCCACCCCCCCAGGGGGTGCCCCCCCGTGAGTGATAG